AACTGCCACCCATGCCACGATTCTGTCTGTGGTGAGGTATCAGGTCATCGCCTTGAGTGCCACAATGCCAGCAACCTAAGTCGCGCTCTAGGTATTTCTGAAACTGTTTCTTAGTCATCGAACGGGTCATAAATCTTGGCTGGCATCTCACCAGGTTGGAATCCTAAAGCGATTGTTGTTTCTGACATTCCACCATTGACAGCTTCAATTATGTCGGAGTTGTCGGTGTTGTCGGTTATACAGGTATGCTTACGCCGCCATTCTCGGACAAGTTTGATTGCCTGAGCATCATCAGTCTTTATTTTGGCCCCACAGGAGCAGGATTCGGCTATCACCCGATAAGGCTACCAGCTAGGCGTTTCTCCACTGTAATTCGACATTCTTGCTAATTACAGCCATCATGGTTGCCTGGTCTGACAAGGCTCTCATTTTGGTCTTTACCCTGTTGTATTCAGCCCTAGCAAGGTCAGCCTTGAGCTTTTCATCTACCGACTGCAACTTAGCCACAGCCTGCCTGTCGGCAACAGTTCCTGAGTTATTTATGAAAGCCAAAGAAACAGCTCGGTCATAAGCGGCCTCAGCATCAGCCAACTTACATTCGGCATCGTAAAGAGCGTTAGCTCCCTTGTCCATCTCCCTGGTCAGCCTTTGTAATTCTTCGACTATGTGGCCTGGTGTAATAATTTCCATACTTGAGCCTCTCTGCTCGTTCTCTTTGTAGTTCCCAAAGGTTACTAACTTTCGTTAGGTGTCCTTCTTTGTATTGTTCTTGTAGGCACTCTTGTAATTCAAGGATTGACTGAATCAGTATCCTTTTTGCTTGCGAGTCCATTAGCGATTGCCTTTATCTTGTCGAGTGTTTCATCAGAAGCTCCACCAGTTTTGGCTTCGCTGTATAACAATCGTAAACCCTCGATGTCATCGCCTAATGCGTCTGCCATCGCTGACCAGTCTTTGATGGTTGGCTTCGGCGTGTTGCCTCTTGCAACTTTTTCCATCTCAGTTCTGCTAGCTCTGCGGTTTCCAGAGTAGCCCGCATTGGCCAAGGCTCGGCCTATCGAACTCGTCTCGCACACCTCAAGTGCCGATGTTGCCTGTGGACCTTTCTGGCTGTCAACCTCATAGGCTAACCCTGAGCCTTTAGGTAAACCTTTTTCTTGGTCGCTTGCGTTTAGATAAACAACTGACCGAGTAACCCACATACCAACCTGTCGGTCTTGTGGTGTAGTCAGATTGTCGGTGATGATTCTTCCGTCACTGTTATCTTTTAGAAACCTACGGATTCTTTCTTCCACAGTTTCATAGTCATTGAGGTTGAAGTGTGCCATTTATTTTCCCTTTCTTTCTTCTCTGCTTTTTTGTCTTTCTAGTAGTGCAACAGCATAAGCCTTCTTTGTCGAAGCTTTATGGTTATCTTGTCCCCAACCAAATGTGTGGAGCCTTCTTGATTTTTTTGCCATTTATTTTCCCTTCTCTTGATGTAGGAACGGCGCTCCACCAGCTCTTGACCTAAGACTGAGCCAATGCTCACCAAAGATTAGACCTCGCTTTGCCCCATCCATTGCTTGTATAACTCTAGCCTTTAGCTCTGTCATTTTGGCGTTAGCCTTCTCGTATTCTGTGACCGAGTTTATGTAGTGCATACCTAGTTCGTCAAGGTCAACCTCGGTGTCGGTGATACCAGGAGATAGCGCCCTAATTGTTTCTAGTGTCGAGTTGCTTCCATCCCAGTAAGGCATCTTCATTTCTAGGACAGCTTCTCTAAACCGAATTGCAGCATCCCAAAGTATCTGCGCTTCAAACTCATCCCACTCGATGTCATATTCTTGATAGCTTGACCCTGCGAGCGCGACTAGTTTTGCTTGTCTAATTCCAAATACTTTCATGTACCAAAGCACTTGTGCGCGATAAGCCTGTGGCACACCTGTCCAGTAGTCACGACTGAATTTGACTTCGACAATTCCCCAGCTACCATCCTCTGTCTGATACAAGCCGTCAGGATTTGACCTAGCCCAAGGGTTTTCTTTGTTTGCCCAAGTTCCTGTTTCGTAAACAGTTAGCTCTGGGTGTTCTTCTGTAAAGATTTCTAAAATAGGTGCTTCTAGTTTTGTTCCTAGTCGCATTGACATATTTGGTGTCAACTCGTCAAGTATCTGTTTTGTTTTCTTCGCCCACTTGGTGATTGCGGATTCCCATTGAGATAGTCCTGCGATTGGTGCGATGTCAGACCCACCGATAGCGCCAGGCTCATCGCGTAGGTCGTGCCACTCTTGACTGCCGTTAGCAAAGTCCCCTAATAGGACTGCATCAAGCAACTCGTTTGTTTCTGCTGGTAATTTGTTTACTGGCAAGGTTTCCCTCTCTTTTCCTTGTCGCAAGGCCACGCTAACTCTCTCGGCGTGGCTTTGCTATTTACGATGGTTTTACTCTAGTGTGAACCTATGACATTACGCCAGATTGAACGCAAATATATTGAGTTGCAAGAAGCCATAAGAAACAATGACGGCGTACAGTGCGCTCAGCTCCCAGATGTCTTTTTCCCCGAAGACGAGCATGACCCTGAAAATAAGAAGGCCATGATTGAGGTAGCCAAACAGGTCTGTAACGATTGCCCTGTCAGGCTTAGGTGCTTTGACTATGCCCTATCAGCAGGCATGAGTGGAATCTGGGGTGGCACTACCCATGAGGAGCGCCAGAAACTAAAGAGTTCTTAGTCCTCGTCTGGCACATTCTTGATAGCTAGAACGGAGCTACCAATAGCCAATACAGCCGCAGCAACATTTAGGATTTGAGTGCCTAGCTCGTTTGTGATAGTTCCAAGGCTAATTAGCAAAGGCACAGTAGCGGCAACAATTCCGTAAATCCATTTTCTTACTTCTGGTTTTAGGTCTAACATTTATTTTTCCTCATCGTTTGGTTTGTAAAGTTTTACATCTTCAAAGGTAGCACTAGCTGTGTAGGCAGTGAGGATTATGGAGATAAGAGCCACGCCGCCAATGACCATCTGGACACTAACCTGCCTATCCCAGACAAAAGTAAGCATCCCGAAGGCAATCATTACAACACCGACTCGGTAAGAACCAAAGATTAGCTTACGGCGAAAGCTCCAAGATGGACCAGAGCTGTTTGTAGGCTCATCTTTTAGCAGAAATACGGAATCTAGCCAGTTCACTTGGGTTTCCTTCGTTCAAGGTCTGAGCGTAGGTTTAGTCCTAGTTTACAAGCCTGTATTTATGGTAGTTTTTAGCAAGATTGACGCGCTGTAAGCCTTGTACAAGCCCTGACAAGCCTTCGGCCTAGTGATTCCCTTATTTTGACTATAAAGCCCTGTACAAGCCTTGTAGGGCTGTTTAGCCTAGTTTTGACCAAGTTAGGCGACCAACAATGCCGTCTGCCAATAATCCATGCTTCTTCTGAAAGGCAACCACAGCGGCGTGGGTAGCTGGACCAAATGGGCCAGTAGGGTTCACGCCTAGCTTGTTTTGCAGGTAAAGCACATCAGGGCCTGCTGGCTCGCCTCGTTTTAGCATCCTGCCTGGGTAGGGTCTAGTGCCAGTTACAGCTGCTGGTGTGCCACCTTGCTGAGCTAGAAACGCCTCGTAGTCAATGTTGCCAGCACCCATAGTTGGCTTGCCACCGACTCGGAAAGATAGATGTAGGTGTGGGCCGTAGCCGTTCTCTTTGCCAAGACCTGAGCCACCAGATAGGCCGATGACCTGACCCTTCTTTACTTGCTGACCAGCAACAACATCAATGCGGGATAGGTGAAGGTAGTCTGCGTTGTGGCCTGATGGAAAACTTTGGAAAATCATGCGACCACCAGCACCAGTAAAAGTGTTTACGATGCCAGTAATCGTGCCGTCAGAGATTGCCTTTACGGGTGTGCCAGTTGGAACTCCGTAGTCTGTGCCAGGGTTTCTTGAAGGATTGACTTTCCTGTTTTTATGTCCATCAAAGCTGTCTGTTATCCGACCCTCGACTGACCGAATCCAAGTAGACATTACTTGCCTAGCGTGTTTATTAGAAGACCGATAATGGCGATTGCTGAGGCTGTAAGACCTGTGTAGGCGATGCGCTCAATCCAGGCAAGGCGAGCAAGGGTAAGTTCTACTTCCCTAATGCGGTCAGGAACATCGTCAAGGTTGTCTAGTTTCTGTAATACCTTGACCAAAATCTCTCCATGCTCAAGTTGCTTCTTGTAAATGTCAGCTTGTGTCACACGAACTGAAGTAGTTTCGTCAGCCATTTTACAGAGCTGCTATTTCTTCTTCTGTTAGACCGAGTGCTGCCAACTTTGCAAGCGCAGATTCTCTAGCTTGTGTTTTGGCTAACCGCTCAGCTTCTATAAGAGCATCTTGTTCTTGGTCCGCTAAATACGCTTCGTATTCTTCGTCTGTCATTTCTCGCACAAGATAGTCAATTTGAATGTTTGGTTTTTTCATTATGCTTTCCTGTATCCGTAAACTATTATTTCTCCACCAGTCATTGTTCCGCTTTCAATAGAAATAGTAAATCCAGTATCTGAATTGCTGGTCAGAATGTAGCCAGCGTAATGACCAGCAGCTACTGTTGTGAAGAAGGCTCCTGCGACCCTAGTGCTTCGAGCTAGAAAAGGGTTGAAAACATCTACATACATTTCAGTATTGTTACCAATGCTGTTGAACCTAGCCACATTGTTATCCCAGTTTGAGGAAACCGCCCCAGAGGAGAAAAGCGTTTGTATGCCACCGCCGTAATAGTTAGAACCAGATGTTGAGCCACTAAGTTGTAATCTTAGCTTTGCGCCATTTGCAGTATTTCCGCTATTTTGAGTGTGAATACGATAGTGGTCGTAAGTGGAGTTGAAAACATTAGATACTGTGACAGAAGTAACCGCAGTTCCAATAGGGTATGAGCCAATAAACTCTAGTCCTGGACTTACAGGTGTCGGAATACGATTGACCCAACTCGTGCCGTTGTAGTATTCGAGTGCGTCTGTATCGTTTAGGTGAGCATACATTCCCTCTGTCGGTAAGGAAATAGCTGAGCCTCGTGCGGCTGTGCCAGCAAAGGTCATAACAGTTTGATTCATCAGGTAGTCGTTTACATCCGCAGCGGTAAGTACCTCGTCTACTGTAAATATCTTTTTTGGCATTTTTTCCTTCTACTCTTTACAGGCTAGCAATTTCATCTGCGGTAAGGCCAAGCTTAGCCAACTTAGCAAGCGCTGATTCCCTGCTAGCAATTTTAGCTTCTTCTTGTTCCTCAGCTAAGGCGTTTTGTTCACGAACACCTAATAGATTCTTGTATTCCTCATCTGTCATTTCTCTAATCGTGTCACCGATTTGAATGTTGGGATTAGTCATTACGCGCTCCTGTAACCATAGACATAAACAGTTCCGCCAGTAATTGTTCCAGCCGAAGCCAAAAGAGTAAAGTCTGTATAGCTATTTATGTTATTTAGGAAACCAGTTGAAAGCCGTGTAGCACCATTAGTGGTATCCATAAATATACCAGTTGCGATAATACCAGTACGAACTGGTAAAAATGGTGTAATAATGTCAATTATAGAAACTGGGTTGCCTATAAGAGCGCTGTATCTGGTGATTTCTAAGCTCGTAGTATTGCTCTGACCTTGACCTGTAATTGTTCCAGCGATAACTTGCTGTATCCTGCTGCCGTAATAACCTGTCACGGCGTTACCAATTTGTAGGTTAATATTGTTGATAGCCGAAGAAGCTGACCCACCGCTGATTATTACTCTGTAATTATCGTAAGCTGCGCTAAAGACATTTGGAACAACTACCGATGCAACCGCTGACCCGATTGTTTGGGCGGTTATCAGATTCATACCAAAGCCGTTTATCCAGGCAGAGCCATTCCAAAACTGTAAAGAGTCGGTGTCCTCAAGGTGTGTGTACATTCCCTCGACAGGTGTAGGTATTGAAGATTCTCGTGTGGCTGTGCCACTGAAGCTCATAACAGTCTGATTCATCAGAAAATTGTTTACATCCGAAGCAGCTAATACTTCACCAGCGGTAAATACTTTTCTTGACATTCTTTTCCTTAGTTGTTTTTAGTAGTTTATCAGTTAGAAACTCAAGCGGTCTTGGTCAAGCTCGCCAAATACAGCGTCATCAAGCACGAACAAAGTAAAGTCCAAACGCTCAAGGGACAGGCTGACACGCTTTTCGTTATTTTGCCAATCATGGCTAATCCCAATAACTCGAACATACTGGTCAATAGCTGGTGGAATGTTCGATGGCGTAAACCGAACCTGCACAATATCGCCAATTTCTAGGTCTAACACCGCATTTTGCTGAGTTTCTGAAAGTACATCCAAAATTACCGAAAGGCTATCAAAGCGATACTGAGGCTCTTTGAACCTAGCTAATAATAAATCAGCTAAATACTGAAGGTCAACTAGAGAATTGGCAAGTATTCCTGTTTGGCTATAAGACCTTGCTCCATAAACTAATTGAGATTCTGCGTCTTCAGCAATAACCTCGTCTGGTATTGTCTGGTCATTAGAAATCACAATGCGGTTGTATAGTTGCTCTGACCCATAAACAACACCTAACTCAGCAAACGGCACAGTTGTAAAACCTGGTATTGAACCCTCGTCTGTAAAAATTACATCAATAATTCCTGGTGCGCTGTTTCTTTCTTTGAAAACAAACTTATTGTCTTTCGACACAAAGACTTCGCCAGCCTCGGTGGTTGCAATTAGTTGAAGATAGCTAATTGCCTGAGTGCCTTCAATTATGTCTGTGTCGGAAAGCTCAGTATTACCTGAATCAATTATTCTGGCATCGTCAGGCCAATCTACTTCTGGCAAGTCAAGTATTCGAGTAACTCTTGCCCCCGAAAGCTCGACAGGTGGAAAAACCTCTGGCAAGTTGTTTATTGTCAAGTTGCTGAGTGCATCAGAAGCTTGAAAGCTAACCACAGATTCATTACCAGGGTCATACGAAATGTCTAGGTCGTCAACATAGCCGTAAATAACTGGATAATCATTGCAACTTATTCTTATTTCTTTACCAGGAATTAGCTGACCAGCATAAGTACCAGCATCATAAAGAGGGTCAAATAGTCGGTCAGAGTTGTCTACTACGATTGAAAGCTGACCAGCGTCAATGCGGTCCAGCGCTTGAGATTTTCCTCTTGATGTAGAGGCCGATAGAAGTCTGTTGGTTATGTCGTAGAGCCTGTCACCGCTAAGCGTATACTCGGTGTTGTTAAGCCTGCCCTTGACAGCATCGTTTAGGCGAAAAGCCTTCAAATCTCTGTTGCCTAGATTCGCACCAATTTCAACTTTGACAACTGGCGCTGGCATTAGTTAGCGCCCTGCCAAACAGCACCAGAGGTGCGCTCATAAGCCTTGATAGCGTCTACGATTGCTTTACCGATTGTTGGACCAGAACCAACACCACCATTTACTTCAATTCGGTAGTTATTGACAATACTAGGGTTAGCAAAAGCTGACTGAGTTCCAACATTGGCAATGCCAGAAGCTATGCCACCAAACTCGCCATAAGCCTGATTTAGCTGATTGATAAATCCAGCACCGCCAGTAACCAAAGCAGACGCTAATTGACTACCACCCATAGGTCCTGCTGAAATAACCTGTTGTAGCAAGGTTGAGTTCAAGCCCAGACCAGCTAACTTAGTTATGTCGCTAGCAAAGCTTTTAGTTCTTGTAAGAAGTTTTTGAATGTTTCTTGTAATTGAGTTGACTGAATTACCAAGGTCGGGCAAGTTGAAGCTAGAAAGAATTGACTCTTTTATCTGACCGAATAATGACTTGACCGAATCTCTAAATGATTCATAGGCCCTTTTCCGCTTGTCAAGAATTGCTTGCTGTCTACGAGCCGCTTCTTCCGCAGCTCTTTGAGCAGCAGCCGCTGCTTCTTCAATAGCCCTTTGAGCGGCGGTTTGAGCTGTGCTTGCACCAGTAGATGCACTTGCTGTGCTTGAGGATGTGACAGTTGGTTTTGGCGGATTAGCAATCCTTGTAAGCTGACGCTCGATTGAGTCTGCTGAGCCAGCAAGCGACCTTGCATAGTTGTTTGCCGCAATCTTCGCTCTCTCCCAAGCATCAGCAGTCATGCCAATTTGAGAAATGTGTCCACTTAGCTCAAGCTCTCTTGCCTTGTCCCACTCAGCGATGTATTGCTTGACGGCAAGCTGGTTGGCATTGATTGTGTCTTTGAGGTCAATGCGCCTGCGGATTTCTCCAGCGGGGTCGAAAGCTAGGAAAGCTTCCATGTCAGTAAAGAACAGCCCAATGGACTCACCCATGACCTGAAAACCAATTATGGTATTTTCAATAATCATCAAGACATCGTGCAAAGCATCAGTAAGAATCCAAATGACACCTGTTATGCCTTCAAAGAAATCAGCTATTGAAAAATCTTTTCCAAAGATTGTTGTAAACAACGACTCAAACTGAATTGCTAGTGCTGCAACGCTTTCGCCAAATTCGGTAGTAGGGTCCATAGCTTCTTGGAAGAATCCAACAACACCTGTCAGAACCTCTGCTAAGAAACCAAAAGCAGACTCCATGCCTGGTGTAATGTCTTCAAGAAGTTCTCTGAAAAGAGTGTTTAGCTCAGCAACTGCTGGAATAACAGCAGCACCTAGAGTTGCTTGGAAGTTCTCAAAGGTAGCACCGAGTTTCTTTTGCTCGACATAGAGAGTTCCCTCTTGCTCGGCAAAAGTTCCTACTGCGTCAGCGGCTCTTTGGTATAAAAGCTCCAACCGAATTGTCTGCTCGGCGTTTCGTCTAGCTGCACCCTCAAGATTGTTTAGCCCTCTAGCGGCAAGCTCGGAGTTAATTTCGCTCTGCTTCATAGCGACACCGAACTTCTCAATCGGGTCGTATTCACCTCGGAATAGAGCAGTCATACCAAGCAAGGCTTCTTGGACATCGTAGCCATAGAGGGTGGAAAGGTCTTGAGCTAGGCTAATAAGCTTTTGTGTTTCTACGGCAACATCGCCCATAGCAAAACCAGATTGCTTTAGAACCGAACCGATAAATGTAGAAGCCTTGGCTGCCTTAGATTGGCTTAGACCCATCTCCACAGCATCTTTGCTGAATTGTTGCATCTGTGGGGCAAGACCACCGAAAACCTTTTCAACACCATACAGGTTTCGCTCTAGGTCACGAGCGGCGTCAATAGATTCTCGACCAAATTTTACAGCGTTAGCAACAGAAACATAACCAGCTAGAGCTGTACCAGCTTTGCCCAGGAGAGAGCCAAAGCCCTGGACTGTTCCACTAAAAGCCTTTAGTTCTCCAGTGGCTTTTTTGATGCCATCACCCTGAAAGGTGCTGACAATGTTTAAGAACATATTGCTCATTTGACTGTCCTATCAATGTTTGCTTTAACTATTCTGACAGTCTTTTCGATTGCTAGCTCAGCCTCACGCTGAATTTGCGGATAAGCCTTGTCAAATCCAGGATAAACATTTCGTGACTTTCCTCTCATGCTTGGTTTTGAGATTGCACCAAGACCACGAATAAAGTAGGCCACACCTTTCCATGTCGTTCTGTGTTGACGCATAATAACTGGTCCACCAAACAACCGAATTGGATAAGCCCTGGTTTTCTTTTCGCCGCGAAAGTTTCTAGCCAAATCTGTCATCACAGTTGCAGCCGACCTTACTTGCAACCGAGCAATGCCAGTGCCTTTCTTTTGAGCCTTTACATAGGCTTGAATCAAAACCGAATCAAAGGGGTATCTTTTTTTGTCACCCAGCGGGCCACCCGCAGAGCCGTAGTTGGTTCCCCAGCCTGTTCTACCACCATGCAACATCCCGTTGTACGGCTTTCTGATAGTTTGCCCATTTCTCGTAACTGTCCTTGTGGAGTTCGCAAAAGGGCCGTCTTTGCCAACTGTTTTTATTTCTTTTTTTACTGAATCTTGCGCTGGTTTTGCTATTCTTTTGTAGTCTTTTCTTAGCTGTAAAGACAGGCTTTTATCAATTTTGTTTAGTTCTCTGATTAGTAACTTATAGTCTGAGGACTTGACTTGTATCGTGCCTTGCCCACTTGTTGCAATTTTCAATGTCTTAGACCACCTATTCTTTATCTATTCTACCGAAGCAAAAAAAGAGAGGACACCCCGAAGGATGTCCTCTCAAGTGCGAGGTGCTTGGCGCTGTGTCTTATAGACCAGATACCTGCCTAA